TTTTTATACATTTCAATTAATTGTTCTAAACGCTTTATCTGACCTGGTGTTGCCATTTTACCTTCTCCCTTATCCCTTTTGATCAATCGTAGTTGTCTGGCGGCAGCGATCCGCTCATTTTCAGCAATCCGTTTTCGCCTGACTTCAGCGGATTGATCTACTTTAGATCGTTTTTCTATTTCATACCTAGTCGCAGCCTTAACAAATGGTGAAGTTTTATTAACACGACTTTTAATTTTTTTTACATAATTTCTAGTTTCTGGAGGTAACTTAGTATGCTTAATTGTTTTTCCATTTTTTCTTTCAATCCAATAACCCTTTTTTAAAAAGTTTCTATAATTACCTGGCCCCCAGTTATAAGCTTTCAGGGCATCCTCAGTAGTTCCAAAAGTTTTCTTTAATGCAGCAAGGTATTCAGAAGCAAATTTTAAATTCTTTACTGGATCAAACAGTTCAGCATCAGTTAAAGTTTTTCCATACATACCATGTGCATAGGTTTTTCGACCTTTGCTATCCTTACCACCTCTGGCAGTACCAGGCATAAGCTGTGCTAATCCACTGGCTCCTGTTGTTTTATTTATGGCATTTGGATTTCCACTACTTTCAGCCATAACCAGGTGAGCCATAATTGGATGTTCTTTAAAAATTTTCTGAATGGCTGGCTTTTCCACCCAATCACGTTTAGCCATTTTTAATCCTCTATTTTAAAAGATTTGCCTTGCTGATAATCTTCATCAACAACGACATCCTGTGGCGGTCCCTTGACATCTGGTCCCTTACGGGCAGCGCCATAGCCCTGTCCTGTTGGTCTACCCACAATCTCATCCAGATTGTGAGGACGCTTTATAAGTGTATGGGGTCCAGGCATCTTACTTCCCCTTTGCTTTCTTGAAGAACTTCTTCCATATGACATAACCAGCTATACCGACAACAACAACAATAATTCCTGCTGTCATCCAGGGGCTACCCATATCTTCTACTGGAGTTGATTCCGGCTGTGTTACTACAGCAGTTGTTTTATTATTCATCCTTTTCTCCTTTTTCCTTTAGTAGCTAATTTCTGAAACTTTTTCTTTCCATACTTCTTGCGACCAATATATGCAGCAAGAGCTTTAGGATTTCTGGCACCCTTTAAACTCTTGGTAAGATTCTTGAATCTGGCACCACTGCCAAGTTTCGGCTTACGTTTCTTTGGAGCTTTCATAATCTGTTGCCTTATGCTGGATCTATTAATCATTAATCGTATATCATTCCAGTAATATCATTCCCATCAACAACTTTACCACCTATGGAACGATACTGAACTTTACCACCACCATATTTTTCAGTTGGTTCTTTTCCTAGAATCTTGTCTTCAAAGGAAGTTGGCTTACCCTTTGGTTTTTTAATTTTAGGCGGCTTCCATCCTTCAGGACGTTTTTTAAACTTATCCCTTTTCGGTTTGATTATAGGTATTTCATGTGCCATTAACTTGCTCCCTGTATTAATGTGTCAGGACCACCACCAGGAGAGGCGGCTACTTCCATATCATCCTGTCTGGTCCTTCTCGCCTGATTACGTAATGTATCTATAGCAGCAGTATAGTATCCCTGCCATACCTGTAATGTATTCCAGTCTTTCATGTACATGGTAGCTTCAATCATGCAACCAGCAAACAGTGCATCATAGCAGTATTCACTAAAATAATTGGAAGTTGTTACACTTGTTCCTGTTGCAGAAGCAAGTGCCAGCGGCTGTGATTGTGTTTGAATTTCTACTGTTAGTGCAGATACCGGAGTAGGAACAATTCTGATACTTGAATTATTTCGTCTTGAATAATATCTGGGAGTTCCTGTGGATGCACTTACAGGCCAGTAATCATTAACATATTCTGTAGTTCTCTGTAGAAGATTGGTCGTACTTGTTCCGCTGCTAACTACATAGTTAACATTACGAACAATACGTGTTCTATCATTTAAAGAAACTGTTCCAGCATTACCAGATGATACTGAAATATTTGTAAATTCATCCAGTCCTACATCATCCAGATCCCTGATCATACGAAATTCTGTTCGCTTGACAAAAGCGGAAACCTGAGTAGCAAACTCCGTAGAGTCATTCTCTGTCGTATTGACAAGATCTGTCTTTAAATAAGCATAATCAGGCATGACTAGCCTAGCATTGCAGTAAGAACACAACCATCTGTAGGACCAGATACACTGACTACACCATAAACAGCTACACCAAGTTCTCCAATATAAATATCGCTGGCTTCATTTGCAGCTACCTGAAATTTAATTGCAGTACCTTCTGCCGTTTTGTTTGTGATCTGTCTCTGTCCCTTAATTGAATAGGAGCCAGCAGCAGTTGCCAGTGCATGTATTGCTATGATACGTGTGGTACTTGGAAGATTGGCATCAGCCGTTCCATTGCTTCCTACCGTTGTATCATCGTCTACATATGTAAGTACGGCATCCCCTGTAGCTATCGCAACTTTAATATTTGTTGACATGATATCTCCTTGTCAGTAAAGAGAGAGTGGCATTACACCACCCTCTCTCACCAGGTTGTTAGCCAGCGCTTCCGAAGAAACCACGCCAGTCAGAAACACCGAAGCTATAACGCTCCCGTGCCTTGAATCGCAGGTTTCCTGTATCGAAGTCAGGCTCCATCTTGGTCTGAAGTGGCGAACGAACAAACATTTTCGTTCCATTCGGCACATCGGTTTTCACAAACCATGCATCTGTATCGGTCAGACGCCGGTTAATGAAGTAACCTTCAGGAACCATACCCATATGACGAACTGCATTAATGGCATTCGTATTTGGATTGGCATCGGCTGCACTCGTCTGAGTGTTGCCAGGGCTGCTCAAAACACGGTCTGCCACTGCCCAGTAGTCAACCGGGATATGGAGAGAAACCGCAGATGCACCTACCAGAATACCACGATCATCCTTGATCTTCTGAATAGATGTAAGTGCTGTTTCCAGGGTTGATTCTGCCAGATCAGACGCAGCCAGAAGGTTGGACTGATTACCGTCAGAAATTGTCGGATGTGCGGCAGAGAAGAAAGCAGCACTATCGCCAATGGTATCAGAGAAACCATTATTGAAAATATTTGCTCCTTTAACCTGTTTGGTGTTCGCCATTGCACGGGCAAGACCTTTTGCACGCAGTTTGGCAAACGTATCATACAGGTTGTCTTCCATTGCTTCTTCAGTGACAGCAAAAGCAAGCGCCACAGTTTCCGCTGTGTAGCGGGCTGTATAGCTTTCCTGTGCGTCATCGTAAGAAACAGCGGCTCCTTCACCTTTCGTGGGGGCGGTACCGAAACCAGTGAAGAGGACTTCTTCCTCAAACGCCCTATCCGAGTTCTCTATTTCATAAAGAGGCTCATGCTCATTATTTACCTCTCCATACTCCATTCCAAATACGGCGTTAAGACCGGGAAGGAGTTCTTTGCTAATACTAGCTCTATTAATAGCCATAATAAATCCTCCCTATTAAGCCGTTGAAGCTGTTGCAGTTACGTAACGGTCACGATGCTGGTTAATCCAGACTTCGACAATTGGATAGGCATCCGAATCCTTTTCATCAGGATACTTAGCTTTACCAATTACCCGTACCGCTGCCGTAGCTTCAGTTCCAGATGCGCCATCAAGGTAGTAACTAGACTGACCTGTAACGGTGCTACCAGAACTTGCAGTGGAGCTTACTGTTACGTTATAGTTCTTGACAATTGCCAACTCTGCTGCTGACAATGACAAGGACGCCTGTATGTAATAGGTCTGATCTGGATCAGTTATTACAAAGAATTTAATATCCGTGGCACTTGTTCCACCGTTCCAGTAACGGGCGAACTTCTGCTCTCCATTTTCCACATACTGACAGCCCATGAAAACACCAGAGGCTTTTAGAGTTGCAGCAATGTAAGGTGATATGGTTGCAAAGTTTGCACCCGGCATAACGACGGGATCACCAGTGAAAATGTTATTACTCGGTGATTGCGCCTGCCCCGTTGAGGTAAGCGTAATCATGTCTGTAACGGCCTCATTATTATAGTTGCCGCCTTTCTTACGAGCAGGAATGAAACCACGAAATGCTTTAGTAGTAGACATGTTTCATCTCCTTGTTAATATAGGAGCTAGTCCTGAAAACTAGGTACTCGCCCCTTGGTTGTTACAGAACGACTCGAATTTGTAATGGGCATTCTGGAATCAGAACTCTTCATCAATTGTGCGTTTACTGCATCCATCTGATCGTTAGCTTTCTGTTCATAGAACTTCCTTCGAGAGTTCACTTTACCGGCTGGCATTTTAACCAGGGCCACATCTCCACGACAAACTGCACCCTGATACCTGCCTTCATCCCGCACGAAGGATGTGAGAGCCATTTCTGGAACTTCATCTGGAGATACGAATTCCCATCCAAGCTGTAGTTTCTTACCTACATTTCCGATGTCGTCCTGACCTTTAATGGAGATGCGTATCCAACGAAGCGCCAGTCCATCATTATCAAATCGTGCTTCCACACTATCTGGAATAGTCAGCGCATTAGGTTCTTCAAAGGTCCAATTCTCTTCTCTAAGATTCTGTTCTCTTAATGTCTCGCTACGTGTCTCATTTCGTGTTGTCATATTTCGTTCCTCCACGTCTCTAGTTTACAGTCGTATACTCACCGTCAGCCTGTGTAACTTTAAGCTTTTCGGCGGCATACTGTTCAAGTGGGATATTCCATTTCTGAGCCAGTCTCACATCTTCTTTTGAGAGCTTGACTTTTCTGCTGGAAGACGGGGACGAGCGTGAAGACCCCGATACCACTTGAGCAGGTTGTGACGTATTTGAAGCAACTTCTGCTTCAGTTTCCTGCACACGTTCATAATTTTGAGGGAAAGCATTTTGTAGCCTTCTGTCAACTTCGTTATAAAATTCTTCATCATCAGGACTATAACCTTCTCCTTTTAACTCTGCATCGATTGCCAGTGCAGCAGCCGTTCTAATTGTGTCTTTACCAAACCAGTCATTATCTGAAGCCCAGTTATTTGCTCTGGGATCGTAAGCTGGTGAACGGGCCTGTACTGGTGCTGCCTGTTCCTGTACTGGAACTTCCTCATAATTCAGTTTGGCAGAACCAACAGTTTTCAGATCCGCCTGTGCATCATTCAGAGATTCCTGTGCCTGAAGAAGCTTTTCCTTGTTTCCTTCTTCAAATGCTTCCAGATAAACCTGTCGAGCCAGTTCAACCTTGTCAGTAAGCTGTTTTTCCGAGGCATCCAGACTAAGTTTATTTACATTATACAGTTCCTGATCTTTTTTTCCAAGGGTATGTGTCAGAGACTCATTCTGATCTATCAGTGACTGAATCTGTTCATCACGTTCCTTTCGCTGTCTGATAAGCTGACGTATTCTTTTTTCAGCACCCTTGGTTTCTATACCTTCCAGTTCCTTTGGAGTTTCTTCTTTCTGGGAAACTTCCTGTTCTGGAGAAGCAGTTTCTTCCGGGCTGCTCTGAATTTCTTCTTCTACTTCGTATTCAACCTGATCCGAATCTTCTGCTGATTCAGGAATCTCAATTTCATTCCACTCTTCTTTTTCACTCATGTTACTCTCCGTTGTTAACGACACAAACGATTTACGTTT